AAGATTAAGATATAGTCTGGTCTTATGTGAAAGCATAAGCTGCAGGTAATGCTGCGGGATAAGATTAACGTCCTTATTTGAACATAAACGAAAGGAAAATCTATAAATATTATTGAAAATGATATTTTAAAAGGATTTAAAGACAAATTTATTAAAGAGGTATTACCAACACAAGTAGAGAAAAGTTTGGCTAAAATAGCCTCAGAGAGAGCAAGTATTGCTGGTTTGGATCCAGATGAAGTATATCAGAATTTAATTAGAGAGTACAAAGGTACTGGTCCATTTTTATTCAACTTTGATGGAGGTACATCAGCAGCAATTAAACAATTAAGACATAAATTATTATTAGCTGGTTTAGGGGCTATGAATTTAGAGATGGATGAAGTAGGAGCTAATTTATCAGCTAATATAGATATGCTTAATGTGTTTATTGAATTATATGATGTAGGTAAAGTAAAACCTAAAATTACTAAAAATACTCAAGAGAATAAAAGGAATGAATCAATAGATGGTATTACACCAGCAAATGTATTATTATTTGGTACTCCTAGTAAATTATTAGATGGTGGTAAAACAGAACAAGAATTTTATAGTCTTTTAGATATGGGATATGCAAGAAGAATGTTATTTGCTTATATGCCTAAAATTTCAAAAGAAAAATTATCAGCTAAAGAGAAGTTAGATATGCTTAGAGATAAATCTTCTGGAATGTTTTTAGAGACTCTATATAAACATTTCGAACATTTAGCAATAGATACTAATATAAATAAAAAACTCTTTGTTAGAGATGATTATTTACTTAAATTATTAGAATATCAAGCCTATTGTGAAGAAAGAGCAGAAGCTTTAAAAGAACATCAAGAAATGGAAAAAGCTGAGATTATGCATAGATATTTTAGAGCATTAAAGCTTTCAGGAGCATATGCTTTTATTGAAGGTGAAGAAGAAGTTAAACTGGAGCATTTACAACAAGCTATTAAATTAGTAGAAGATAGTGGAGTAGCTTTTAGAAATATTCTTAAAAGAGAAAAAACTTATGTTAAATTAGCTAAATATGTAGCAGAATTAGATGAAGATGTAACTCATGCTGATTTACATGAAGATTTACCTTTCTATAAAGGAAGTACTACTGCTAAAAAAGAAATGCTTGATTTAGCTATTGCTTGGGGGTATAAACATTCAATTATCATTAAAAAGAAATTAGTGGATGGTATAGAATTTCTAAGCGGAGAAGCTTTAAAAGAGTTTGATCCAGAAAATGTGATATTAAGTTATTCTACAGATATGACTTATGGTTATAAAAATGTAAATGTTAATTGGGAAGACTTACCTAAATTATTTACAAGTGATAATTTACATTGGATCAATCATCATTTAAAAGATGGAGATAAAAGTGAAGGGCATAGAGCAACAAGCAATGCTTTGCCTGGTTCAAATTTAGTAGTATTAGATGTAGATGGTGGGACTAAATTAGAAATGGCTAAAGAATTATTACAAGAATATACTTATTATATTTATACAACTAAAAGACATGATCCTAAGGGAGAGCATAGATTTAGAGTAGTATTACCATTGACCCATGAAGTAAAATTAGGTGCTGAAGAGTACAAAGATTTTATGAATAGGATATTTAATTGGTTACCTTTTGAAGTTGATTCTGCAAGTAATCAAATAGTAAAAAAATGGTTAACTAATAAGGATGCTTTAGTATATTCAAATGAAGGTAATTTATTAAATGCTATGTTATTTATTCCTCATACTAAAAAAGCAGATGAGTTATCACATGATAGAGCTTTAATTAGTTCAATGAGTAATTTAGAAGCATGGTTCTATAAAGAATGGAAAGATGGCAATAGAAACAAAGCATTATTCAGATATGCTATGGTCCTTAAAGATAATGGTTATGATTTAGTATCTATTAAAAATGCTATATTTGAATTTAATAGAAAAACACCAGATCCATTAGAAGAAACAGAAATTTACGATTCAGTAATGGTAACCTTAGCAAAGGAATTTAAATGACCCAGAAAGAATTATTAATAGAAATAGCTAAAATAATCGGCTCTTTAAAAGCTGTTTTATTTTTTACAGATAATAAAATGTGTTTAGATAAAGAATATTTAAAAAATATTTCTAAAGTTTTAAAAAGTGATATATCTAATTTAACTGATATAAAAGAACATTTATTAAAGGAGATTTAATGGACAATAGAGTAGTATTAATAATGGGAGTACCTTCAAGTGGTAAAACAACAAGTTTAAGAAATATAAAAGAACCAGAAGGTGTATTATATTTAAACTTCGACGGTAAAGGGTTGCCTTTTAAAAGTAAATTTAAAGAAGTAAAAGTAGAAGATGTAGCAGACACTTTAAATTATTTAGATGCTGTAAGTGAAAGAGATGATATTCATACTGTAATTTTAGATACACTTACTTATATGATGGATCAATATGAAACTCAATATGTAGTGTATAGTTCTAATACACAAAAAGCTTGGGGGGATTACGGGCAATTCTTTAAACAAGTATTACATAAATGTAAAACAAGTGGTAAGAATGTTATAGTATTAGCTCATAGTGATAATGTAATGAATGAGACTGAAATGGTATTAGAGACAAAAGTACCTATTAAAGGTGCAGTCGGAAGAAGAGGTGCAGAAGCAGAATTTGAATTAATTCTATCAACTAAAAAAGTACCTTTAAAAAAATTAGAATTTTTAGGAAATACACCTTTACTTCAGCCTGAACCAACAGATGAACAATTTGGATTTAAATATGTATTCCAAACAATGATTGATAAAGATACTATGAATGAGAAAATGAGAGCACCTTTAGGCTTTTGGAAGTACCCAGAAGAGAAATATATTAATAATGATTTACAATTAGTTATTGATAAATTAAATAATTACTTTGGGAAACCAGAGTAATTACTTGACAAATTTTAAAATCCTGATATAATTAGAACATTAAATGTTCATTTCAATGTTCTAAAAGTATCAATAATTTAAAATAAAAGTTTATAGGTTGCCAAACCACTCAAATAGAGTTTCCCTTTGGGAAGCTATAAGTTTTTATATAATAAGTAGTGTTTGGCAATCATACTCACAAAAACTTAAAATCAATAAGCTAAAGAATTTATGTTAAATATATAGTATTAAAAAATATTATTGAAAATTAAATCAGACTTGACAAATAGCTTAGATTATTGTAAAATTCCCTAAGGAATTTTTACAAATCATAGCTATTAAAGATTTTTATAAATCTATTTAATAGAGTCAAGTTTATAAGTCAGCCAACCACTTTATCTTCTTGGCTCTCTTAAGTAGTTTTAAAAAGATAGAAGGTTGGCAACTTCTACTTTATACTTAAATATATAAAGCTAAAGGTATTTATGTTAGACTCAAAGTTTCTTAAAAAGAAAGAGATTACTACAATGGAACAACTAATGGAAAATAATCAATTATTAATTAAAAGTGGTATAAATATATTATCTGCATTAGCAGGTATAGGTAAAACTACCTATATGTTAAATATATTAAATAATATAAAAAGTAAATATAATATATATTACTTCGATGCAGACAATGGAGTTACAGATGATAAATCTTCTATTAATTTCTATGAACCAATAAATATAAAAGATTTAAATACAGCATTAGAATCTTCTGGTTCAAATGAAGATATAATCATTATTGATAGTCTAAAATCTTATTGTAGTTTATTCAATTATGATATTATGTCTAATATTGATATGATGAATTTAATGTTAGAATTTAGACAATTAGTATTAAAGTATAAAGTTACTATAATACTAATTCATCATTCTTTTAAAGAGAAAAAACTTAAAGTGCCAGAAGAGCATTTATTCGGTTCAAGAGCAATAGAAGAACAATGTGATTCTGCCTTCTTTTATAATAAAGATAAATGTAAAATAGTAAAAAATAGAATAGGATTAGTTAGAGATTCTATTATAGAAACGCCATATAAAATCTAACTTCCTTTGGTTCGATAGCACATAGAACCTTTAAAAGCTATCACATTTAAAAATAAATAAATTTAAGGAGATTACATGGGTATTTTTAGTATTCCAAAAGACGTAGAAAAAGAAGAAGTAAAAGATAGTTTAGGTGGTGGAAGTTTTGTATGGGACACAGGTGTGTATGATGTAAAAATTACAAGAGCATTTATTGATAAATCTAAAAATGGTGCTTTAAGTGTAAATTTAACATTAGAAACTAAAGAAGGTAAAAAATTAGATATTACTGAGTATGTTACTAATAGAGAAGGTGTAAATTTCTATGTAGATAAAAAATCAGGTAAAAAGAAATTACTTCCAGGGATGGCTAAAATTAATGGATTAGCTGAATTATTAGTAGGTAAACCTTTAGAAGATTGTGAAATGGAAGAAAAAAATGTAGAAGTATATGATTTTTCTTTAGGAAAAAGA